CAGACTTTCCGTTGCAGCGCATCCAAGGCGCTTTTAACGAGATTGGCTGCATCTCCCCCTACTCGCTTGCCAAACTCGACAACGGCGTGTTCTGGCTGGGTTCTGACGCCCGTGGCAAGGGCATCGTTTACCGGGCCAACGGCTACACGGGCACCCGCATCTCGACACACGCTGTCGAGTGGCAGATTCAGCAGTACGACGACATCACTGACGCCTTTGGGTACACGTACCAGCAAGACGGTCACGCCTTTTACGTCCTGATCTTCCCATCGGCCAACACCACATGGGTGTATGACGTGGCAACGCAGGCATGGCACGAGAGGGCTGGGTTTGAAAACGGGCAGTTTACCCGTCACCGTAGCAATTGCCAGATGGCGTTCAACAACGAGATCGTTGTCGGTGACTTCCAGACTGGCAACATCTACGCTTTTGATCTTGAGGATTACTCGGACAACGGCCAGATTCAAAAGTGGTATCGCACATGGCGGGCACTGCCTACGGGCCAGAACAACTTCAAGCGTACCGCGCAGCACAGCCTTCAACTCAACTGTGAGGCCGGTGTTGGCTTGAACACTGGGCAGGGCAGCGACCCCCAGGTTATGCTGCGTTGGAGCGATGACGGTGGGCACACATGGTCCAACGAGCACTGGACATCTTTGGGTCCGATCGGTGCCTATGGACGCCGTACATTTTGGAGGCGCTTGGGCATGACGCTCAAGCTGCGTGACCGAGTGTACGAGTTGTCAGGCACCGACCCCGTGAAGATCGCCATCACTGGTGCTGAACTTATCCTCAGTCCGACTGCATCGTAATGGCAACCGCACAACTGACCAACATCACGCCTCCTCGGGTTCCTTTGCTGGACCCGAAGACTGGCCTTATCTCGCGTGAGTGGTATCGCTTTTTCTTGAGCCTGTTTGTGCTGACCGGCAGCGGCCAGAACACCGCATCGCTGACCGACTTGCAAGTGGGGCCACCCATGCCCACCCAAGAGGACTTTGGTGAGATCGTCATCAGCATTGATTCGCTCAAGACACAGCCAAGTCAGGAAAGCGCACTTGACCAAATCGCCGAGTTGCAGAAACAGATCGACGGGTTGAAAAAGCAAATTGAGTGCCCTTGCACTGAACTGACAGCCGAGTTGCAGAAACAGATCGAGGGTCTTCAAATGACCCCAGCCCCTCGTGAGTTTGAGCGTTCGCGGTACGGCTCGTTCTACGACACCACGACCCAAACTGCAACAACGATCAACACGGCCAAGGCCATCACGTTCAACAACACCGACTTGAGCCGAGGTGTGTATCTTGGCACCCCAACGTCAAGGGTGTACGTGGACACACCGGGCATCTACAACTTTGACACCTCGTTTCAGTTGGACAAGACTACAGGCGGCACAGCCGAGTTCTACTTCTGGTTTCGACTCAACGGCACAGACGTGCCCGACAGCGCCAGCCAGATCAGGATTCAGGGTAATGACGCTGAAATATTTTCGTCACTCAACTACTTTTTCGACCTCAACGCTGGCGACTACGTTGAGATGATGTTCTCAACGACCAGCCTCAGTGTTGAACTTCTTTCCGTGCCTGCGACTGCACCTGTCCCCGGCATCCCGTCTATCATTCTCACAGTCTCAAACAATATCGGGGGTATCCAATGACAGTCACCGTCAAAAACCTTGTGCCATCGAAAGATGTCGCAAACAGCCAGACAACCCAGTACACCGCCAACGGTGTGACCACGATCATCGACAAGTTCACTGCGACCAATTACAGCGCCAGTGCTGCCACGATTTCGGTCAACTTGGTCACTGTGTCGTTCTCCGCTGGCAACAGCAACCTGATCACCAAGACCAAGACGCTTCAACCGTCTGAGGTCTACACGTTTCCCGAGTTGGTGGGGCAGGTTTTGAACCCTGGCGACTTCATCAGTACAATTGCCGGAACCGCCACCGCCATCAACATGCGCGTCAGCGGACGCGAGGTGACCTGATGCAAGTGACAGTCACTTACGGTGAAGGGTTTGCTGTTGCAAAACCGCAAACGCTTGCGGAGCGTGTTGCAGCGTTGCAAGACGAGATCTCTAAGCACCCTCAATACGAACCGCCAACGGAACATGTGTTTCATGGTGGTATGTATTGCCGTCAAGTGTGGCGTCCCGCTGGATGCCTGATCGTGGGTAAAGTCCACAAAAAAGAACACTTTTACATGATCGTGTCGGGCACTGTCAAAGTGACCACGGATGACGGTGTTCAGACCATTACTGGGCCAATGCTGCTGTGCAGCAGCCCCGGAACCAAACGCGCCGTGTATGCAGAAACAGACGCGCTGTGCATGACTTTCCACAGAGTTGAGTCAAACACGGTTGAGGAAGTAGAATCCGAACTAGTCGAAGATGACCCAAATTCGATGTTTACCATTGGCAATAAAGTCAAAAACCAGCAGATCGAGGTGAAACCATGAGTTTTGTAACAGCAGCCCTTATTGGCGGCGGTGCCGCAATCCTTGGTGGCGCTATTGCTGGGCAGGGTGCCAAAAAAGCAGCGTCCACGCAAGCAGCAGCAGCAGACCGCGCTGCTGAAATCCAAAAAGAAATGTTTGAGCGCAACATTGAGTTGCAAGCACCATTTCGTGAGGCGGGTGTCAACGCACTGAGCAAACTGGTTCCGTTGACCGAGTACCAAAACTTTGGCATGGCCCAGTTTCAACAAGACCCTGGCTATGCTTTCCGCATGTCCGAAGGTATGAAGGGTTTGGAGCGATCTGCTGCTGCCCGTGGCGGCTTGTTGTCAGGCGCTGCCATGAAGGGTATCCAGCGATTTGGTCAAGACTTGGCGTCACAGGAATACCAGAACGCATTTAACCGTTACGGAATTGAACGCGACCGTAGGTTAAACCCGTTGCAATCGTTGGCTGGTGTTGGGCAAACGTCAACTAACCAGTTGGCCTCTGCGGGGCAAAACTATGCGACAGGTGCAGGACAAGCAATCGGTGCTGCTGGTCAAGCTCGCGCATCAGGTTACGTAGGGCAATCCAATGCATTGACTGGCGCTCTTGGCGGTGCAAGCAACATGTACATGCAAGGCCAAATGCTTAACCGAATGTTTCCATCGTCTAGCGGCGGCGGTAGTAGTACCAATTTTATGCCCACAATGGCTCCTTCTTGGGGCGGCGGAGGCGGCGGCGATTGGTCACAAGGCGGAACTTGGGCACCCTAAGGATTAAATATGTCACTCGTGAACCCTAACATTGCACTATCGACGCGAGGTGTTGAACTGCAAGACCCGCTGGCTCAGTACGGTCGTGTCATGGCGATCCAACAAGCGGGGAACCAAAACGCCCTTGCTCAGTACCAACTTGGCGCAGCACAGCGTGGAGAGGCTCGTGACATTGCCCGAACAAACGCGCTTGCTGGAGCCGGGTCTGATGAAACAGCCGTTGCAAATGCACTGCTGAAATCGGGCGACATTCCTGCGTACTCTGCTTTTGTCAAAGCAGTAGAAGATCGCAAAACTCAAAGACTTACTCAGCAAAAAACTCAAGGTGAGATTTCTGCGCAGCCGTTGGCGATGCAAAAAGCAGAAAACGACTTGTTTGACACTTCGATGAAGCAGATTCGCGGTGCTTGGGGAAATGTTCGCACAATTGAAGATGCGATGGCAATTCACGATGCCACACACAGAGATCCGGTCATCAACAAACGGTTGCAAGCATTTGGCATCACCGAGCAAATGGGTCGCCAACAGATTTTAGACGCTGCGCGAGATCCGGCTAGTTTTGCATCGTTTGTGCAAAAAGCACAACTGGGTGCTGAGAAGTTCATGGAGATGAACAAACCGACAACCCAAGTCGTCGACCAGAGCGGTCAGCGTCAGGTTATCCAGATTCCGGGTCTTGGTGGTACACCGACCACCGTGGGCACGTATGCCGATGTGCCGCTGCCCGCTACTGTCGAGGCGCAAAAGTCAAGGATTGCAAAGTCCGGTGCGTCCAACATCACCATTCCTGTCAGCACCGAGAAGAAGTACGGCGAGCGGTTTGGCGGTCTAATTGCCGACCAAGATGCTGCCAAGCTGTCTGCTGCCGAGAACGCCCCTCAAGCCGCAGCAACTGCCGACCGAGTGATGGACTTGATATCTTCCGGCAAAGTCATTACCGGTACAGGTGCCAACGCCCGACTGCAACTTGCCAAGGCATTAAACTTGGCCGGTGGCACCGATTCGGAAAAGATTCGCAACACCGAGGTGCTGGTTTCCTCGTTGGCCGAGACAACCCTGGGTGCAATTAAATCGTCGAACCTTGGCGCAGGTCAAGGCTTCACCAACGCCGACCGGGATTTCTTGGAAAAGGCCAAGGCCGGTCAACTCAGCTACGATGCCAAGTCACTCACCGAACTGGCCCGTCTGTCCCGTCTTGCTGCTGAAAAGAGCGCCGACTCGTGGAACACTCGAGTTAAGCAGATTCCCGCAAGTGCTCTTGAAGGCACTGGCATTTCCACCAATCCGGTGGTTGTGCCGCCACGCAAAACCTCGTCCGTCATGAACATCCCGAGTGCTGCAATCGACATGCTCAAGAGCGGTGCGGGCACTCGTGAACAATTCGATGCGCAGTTTGGCCCCGGATCAGCAGATCGGGTTTTACCCAAGGGAAAGTAAATGGCTGAAAATCCTTTTGCCAAGTTTGCAGCACAACCCGCGCAATCGGATAACCCGTTTGCCCAGTTTGCCCCCACAGCACCCTCTAGCGGCATCCCCGGCCCACGCCGTGGTTACTCGCTGACTGAGGTGCCTGTGGAGGCCGTCAAGAACCTGCCCGAGAGTGCGGGCAAGTTTGTCGGCGGTGTTGTGCAGGCCGTGACCAGCCCGCTGCAAACCCTCACCGGCATCCTCGATGCTGGCGCTGGTGCGCTGCGCAACTCGCTGCCGCAGGGCGTGGTCAACTTTGTCGAGCGGTTTGATACCGACCCTCAAGCCACGCAGCGGGCTGTCCAGACGGCCAACGCCATCGGTGGCATGTACAAGGACCGCTACGGCAGCTACGAGGGTATCAAGCGCACGTTTGCTGAAGACCCAGTGGGCGCTGCTGCTGACCTGTCTACCCTGCTGACTGGGGGCGGCGCTGCCGCGACCAAGCTGGGTGCCACGCAGACCGGTGCTGCGCTGTCGCGGGCCGGTGCTGCCATCAACCCAATGCGCCCCATCGCACCCATCATCGAGCAGCCTATTAAACTGGCCGCAAAGGGTGTTGGTGCTGTCTACAACGCCCTTGACCCAAAGTCGGCAGCGTACCTGACAGCCGCTGAAGGCCGTGGTCCTGAGATCGTCAATGCCCTGCGTGGTCAAACTGAGATCGTGCCCGGAAGCCGTCCTACTGCTGCGCAAGCTGCCGCACCCGTGGGAGCCACCCGGTTCTCGGCAATGGGTGACTCTGCTGCCCGTACTACCCCGACCCCGTTTTATGAGCGGGCCGAGGCTCAAAAAGCCGCGCAGCTTGCCGCTGTGCAGCAGGTCGGCAAGACACCCGCAGAACTCAAAGCCGCCGAGGCTGCTCGAAGCGCCACGGCCAAAGAGTTGTACGGCATTTCCGACAACGCGATGGTGGTAGCCGATAACACATTTTCGTCGCTGCTCAATCGCCCCTCGATGGATAAGGTGCTTGCCCGCGCCAGCGACTTGGCTGCGGAAAAAGGTCAGCCTTTCCAGATTGGTCAAAACCGACCCCCACAGGTCGTGCCGTCCAGCATCGTCGACGAAGCCGGTCGCCCAATGGGTCAGACAGTGATTCCGGGCGAAGTGGCGAAGTATCCGGGCAGCAGCCTTCACGCGATGAAGATGGCGTTTGACGACTTGATCAAAGATCCCGCCACGTTCGGTATCGGCTCGTCTGAAGCCAAGGCGATTGGCAGAACCCGTGCTCAGTTCCTCAACTGGGCCGAGGGTCAAGCCCCATCCTATCGCACGGCCCGGGAAACCTTTGCCGCCCAGAGCAAGCCGATCAACCAGATGGAAGTCGGCCAGTTCCTTGAGGGCAAACTCAAGCCTGCGTTGGGTGAGGAAACTGCCCGCCTGCGGGCCGCAGGGTTCGCTGGTGCGTTGGAAAACGCTCCGGGCACCATCAAGCGGGCCACCGGTGAATCACGGTTCCAAAGCCTGTCCGAAGTGCTCACGCCCGAACAACTGAAGATTGTTGATGATGTCCGCGCTGATCTGGCCCGTGCTCGTCAGGCTGAGAACCAAGCCGCCGCAGCCAGAGGTGCTGGGCCTGACGTGACCCTGATGGGCACCGAGGTGATGGGCAATGTCCGCGCTCCCAACTTCATCAACAACGTCACCACGGTCGCCAACGATCTGCTGCGCCGGATGCAAGGTAAGCTGGACCAGAAGCTGGCAATCGAGTTGGCCGCTGAGATGCTGGACCCTGCTGCCGCTGCCGTTGCGCTTGAGAAAGCACTGGCGCGTCAGGCCAAAGGTCAAAAGATGGCAGACCCGTTTGCCAAAACTGGCAAAGCCGCCTCTAAGGTGTTGCGCACACCTGCTGCCGTGAACATGCTTGCTCCGGCCACTGAAGTTCAAAACTCGTTTGTAATGGAGTAACAAGAGATGGCTTTTGAGAGTGCTGAAATTGATCCAGTGAAGTACGGCGTTCTTTGGCAAAAAGTCCAAGACTATGAGCGCCGGTTTGACGACATGAGCGCCAAGATGGACAAGATGGAGTCCAACGTCGAGAAGCTAGTGGCCCTTGCCAACCAAGGGCGCGGTGGGTTCTGGGCCGGAATGGCCTTTGTGTCGTTCATCTCCAGCGCCGTGGGGTTTACCCTAAGTTGGATCAAGGGGCACTAAGTTATGGTTGACCTTACCAAAGCCATCGGAGCAGTTGCCGCAAGCGTTGCCGCGCTAGGCGGCAGCTACACGCTTGCCGACAAGTTCGGTTGGCTTGACAGGGCCATCATTGAATGGACTCCAGAGCATTTTAAAATTGTGGCCGAGGCTGGCAAACCGATCAACGTCACTGTTGCGCGGATCAAAAAGCGTGACGACTGCTCTGTCGAGAGTTTTACACCAAGCATTCGTGATGCGGCAGGCATGGTGCATGAAGCAACCACCACCGCAAGCAAGTTTAGCGGCC